ATTTGACCACCGTTCCACGTCCCTATGACCCAGGCCCTGACCACCTAGTCATCATGGTGGACACGGACCACTACGTCGACATGCCCGCTGCCCTGTGCCGTGAGTTTAGACCCTACTTACTCCGCACCTTCCAACCCCATGAGGTTGCTGCGACCCGCAAGGATTACTCCTATTGTTTTAACAAGCGTAACGAAGTGATCTTCCCCGTAGCCGGGGGTGGGTTTTACAGCCACCCCGTTTGGAATTGGCAGCAAGACCACCTGGTTGCCACCCACTGGCAATACGGAATCTACCCCATCACCTGCCATTATCTCGTAGACAGACGATATAATGGAGAGGACCATGAGTTGGTCCTCTTGACACCCGTAGCCCGTTACGCTGGCTTTAGTTCGTTCTTGTCCAGAATTTTCCTGAGTGGAAAACCTCTGGAACGAATGACTCCCAACCAGGGTGAGTTCAACATCCTCAACGTCCGTCGCGCAGATACCCATACTGTATCGATGGCACAACCCGACCTCTTCACGTGCGCTAACGTGCCCCGCTCTGTCTATGACGCGGCACTCGCTACCGCCCGCACCCTGAAGAATGAGATCACGCCACCTATTGTGGAAGGAATCTTGGCGTCCGTTTGTGACCGGGACAAACCAACTATCAAACTTACTGCCGCCGTCATAACGGCCCAGATTCGTAAGACTGTTGGCGATATCCCTCCGTTCATCTTCCCCGTTGAAGACGCAGTCCGCCGTTACCAATACGGAAACTACGTTCCTGAGGCGAAAGCCTCACTCACCCCCTTCATGTCGCCCTTTGTCCATGGCGCCTTCGCGCCGGACCAAACGCTCGGAAACGAGCAACGTGCAGTCAAATCACGCATCACCGACTTCCAACAGCCTGACGGGCCAGCCACCACTAAAGAGGTCGCTGAGGAAGTCAACCAGTTCACTCTGAACACCATTGATGAGTTTGTCGCCTTCGTCAGCCCCCGCGCCCATGAGTTGGTGCCCGTTGGGCTTGACGAACTCATGGAAAACCAATCTACCCCCTCACAACGCTCTATTTTGAACAACGCGACTGGGATGGTTTTCGCCATGTGCAACAAAGTTCTGTCCTTCGTCAAGAAGGAAGCCTACGCTAGTCCGAATGACCCTCGTGTCATCTCGACTTTGCAGCCCTTAATCAAGCATGACTACTCCATGTACATCTATGCTGCCGCTAAAACGATCGCGTCCCATCCTTGGTATGCCTTCGCCAAACCGCCTATCGAGCTTTCTGCTCGTGTCGTAGAGGTTGTAAGCGACGCACAGACCGCTGCTGTCACCGACTTTAGTCGCTATGACGGCCGTATGGACTACATCGCCCGCTTAGTTGAGAAGTGCTTTCTTCTGCGCACCTTTGCGCGCCAATACCACAACGATATCCTTGAGCTCCATGAGCACACGTATAAACTACAAGGCATTGGCCGCTTCGGCACTCGCTACGAGACCAACTACGCCCGCAACTCGGGTGTGACAGACACGGCTGCGTTTAACACGCTCATCAATGCTTTCGTCAACTACCTCGC